TCCTCACCGCTGAGCTTTACCACGTACTTCTTTACCGCGATCTCTTTCCCGGCCACGAATCGACTCCGTCGTTGCGGTATCATCGATTCGAAGATTCACCGCAGAGTCAAGGACGGAGGGTACTAGCTATGCTGTCGCCGTCATTGCCGACGATAGCTGGACCTATATCCAAAATATAGTCAAGTATATCGCCGGGATCTTTGGTCGGCCAGTTCAATGGAGGTGGTGCCACCGCCGTCGTGCCGCGGGCAACCGGAATGAAGGAATCGATTGTTACCACGCGGGCGTGGCTTGGTATCCAGGTGTGGGTAGCGGGCGTTGACATATCAATCCGTAGATTTAATCGGGATGTTCTATTATATTGTCGTGAAATCGGACTTAGGCGACATCTACCACCTGACAACCACTAATCCACCGGCGCCACTGGCGCCGTTGAACGCCGTATTGAGGGTCGCGCCGGTACCGGCACCGCTGGCTCCCCCGCCCGGGAAGGTGCCGGTGTTCCCGGTGCTTCCACTATTCTGCGTGCCCCCCATTGGAGCCGCGCCGCCCATTCCACCCTGGTTTGAAATTCCGGCCTGTCCTGCTGATCCGCTGAAATTCACGTCGCCACCGATACCGATGCCGGGCGGAGTCGCTCCGTTTCCGGGGAGTGAAGTAGTCGCCTGGTAATTCAGGCTGCCTCCGGTCGCGCTGACGAACTGGCCAAAGCTCGACGCTCCGCCCGACCCCGCCGGCGTTCCGGTCGTTGTGCCGCCTGCCCCGCCTGCCCCAACGGTAACCGAAACGAGTTGCCCGGGCGCAAGGCCTGTCACCAGCTTTCTCGCGTAGCCGCCGCCCGAGCCTCCGCCGCTGGCCGAGCCGGGGAGTGAAGCGAAACTCCCTGAACCCGCACCCCAGACCTCAACCTCGACCTGCGTTACGCCGGCCGGAACGGTGAAAGTGCCTGAACTGCTGAAAGTCTTCACCCCGGAGCCGAATCCGGGCTTGAGCGACGGCAACTTCCAGCTCAGGAAAGGTGCGGTCGGAAGCACCGATACGTTGCCGCTTGTGACGGTCGTTTGCCCGTTTGCAACCGTGATCTGATAAAGACCTACCCATCCGGCATCTGCTGCCGGGGTGGTCTGACTGCCGCTATTCGCCGGGGATCCAGCTTTCAACTGCAGTTGGACACGCTGTGTCCGAACCGTGTTTTGAGCAGTACCCGAGTTGGACGGTCCGCTATATGACTGCGCCGGATTACCGGCATTATAATATGGTAAAACAACCGGATCGGCATCAGCTTCAAGAAACGCCGCTTCCACTAGATAATTTGTCGATTGCCCGACACTTGAAGGCGCAGTCAGGGTGAAACTGGTGGATCCGATATTTACGCCCATTTTGACGAGCATATCGGTAGTGTCTGCCGCGAAAGATCCGTAGGGCAGACTGTCGACAGGGCCGAGTTGGGTTATGGTACCGGGGCCGATCGTTACGCTCATAGAAGCCGGAGTCGTCGGCTGGCACGCCAGGCCATCTACTACCGTGCTCGTGCCCAGCACCGCCTGGGCGAGGAAGCCCAGGCCGATCATGGCATTTTTATTGATTGACAGTAGGTCCGTGTCCAGCGGAATGGCGCTGGGATAGACGATGTTGCGGTCCATGCGGGGGTTCGCTATCTAACTATGTTTGAGATCAGGTGATTTGCAGCCAGGCGATTGTGTTGATCGGGAGGAGGCTCGACAAAGTGTTCTGAACATCCTCTTCGGTCACTTGCCCTGGCAGCAGAGAAAGATCGACATATGCAATGGAGCCTTGACCATAGCCTCCCGCGTTCGACCCGTAACCGGCCAACAGGCCGACGACCGGAGTGGGCGGAAGCGTTATACTGACGAAGAACTGAAACGGGAGATTCAGATTGCCCCAACCGCCGGCGGCACCGTAAGCCAAACCGGACGCGGCAGGCAGCGGTCCATTCGCGAGCGTCGAATAGGAGCCTGTATCGCCGCATCTCGCCGGTTCAAAGATTTGCGGCTCGGAGCCGGTCAGCACCTGCATGCAGGCGCTGATTGCCGAACGGGTGGCCGCCCCCCGAAGCAAAGCTCCGAGAATGCGTGTCCGAAAGGCGGTGTCGCTTTCGCCGCTTTCGCGGGCGAGATCAGATCCAAAGTAATCGAGGGCGATTATATCCAGCCAACTGTCTGTCGCAGTGCTAATACGCGCCTGCAAGATAACATAGGACAGTAGATTGTACAACCAGACCCAGGGTATCGCGATACATGTAAGTATAGCCGTCAAGTTGGGAGCTTGATCGGCGAACCAGCGCTTGGGGAGAACCGAACGTAATCTCGACACGAAGTCCGAAAGGTCACCCGTCATTGAGGTTCACCGTGACAGTGCCGGCCTTGATGACCGTCCGGGCCGGCGGGAGCACGTCGGCCATCAGTCCGTTCAGCAGGACGCCGATGACATTTTCAACGTCCTGGCCTGCCAGATAGGCGTTTTGCGCAACACGGGTGGCCGAGGCAATCCGGCCAATCGGCAGTCCGTTGAGGTACTCAGCGATCTGATTTTGGATGGAAGTAACGTACTGGGATGCAACAGCGCTCGGCCTTAGCGTGGCCGTCAGCGATACGTTAACGACTAACACCTGAGGTGGCAGGACAGCAAATGCCGTGCCGATCGGCCGAACCAAATCGACGGCCATGGCGACCGACGACAGCAATGTGGACGAGGGATAGCCCGATCCGTCATCGACGGTGACGAGAAAAGATCCGACACACGAACTTCCATCGGCCGCGACGTTCTCCTGTATCATGACGTGCAAACTCTGCTGCACACTGGCGATGGCACTGCGCACCGCCGACAGGGTGGCACGCGACAGGCTTGCCAGATAACTCTGGAACCTGGTTCGAAATGCCTGGTCGCTTTCCGCGTCGATGCCATCGACGAACGGGTTGGCATTCGTGACCTGGTCGATCCCGGGCAAAGATGCTGCTATGACAGTAACGGCGCCTGCTAAGACATTTCCCACGGTACCGCCCGTCGAGCAGGTGACAGGCGCATCGGCCGAGCTGACGCCGCTCGGTAGGACATAGCCGGCTGGCGAAGACTGCCATGTCGAAAGCGTCGCATCTGCAGTGACCGTGAAACTCAGCGAACCGTCCGATGTCTTCACGATGGCGCCGACCGGTATCAACGCAGCGACATTGTTGGCGAAGCGGGAAAAGGTTACGGTTCCGGAGGCGGGCGATGCCGGCAACCGTGTGAATCCGTAATCCAGCATCCAGGAGTCCAGGTCGGAGCCGGTTGAGGTTGCCGCCCGCGTGGTTTGTAGAACCTGAAGGACAAGCCACTGCAGCCATAACACCACCGAGGCATTTGCTTCGAAAATGGCACGGATGACTGAACCGACCGACACGTCGACGAGAGCGGTTGCGGAGCTTTGGAGGGCCGCACCCATGTCCTCAACGAGCTGGCTGAATGATTTCAGTGATAGATTCATGTCCGGTCACCCGGCGCTGACAGAAAGCTGCACGGATGAGCCAGAGGACACGTCGGAATAGGTGATATTCGCAACCACATAACCATTGGCCGCGTCCGCAACGCTGGCACTTACTTGCGGGGCGGGAGAACTGGCTACCGCGGACTCAAGAGTCAACTGGGTCCTGACCACCGATTCGATATCCGCCGGTTCCGCCGACGTTCCCACAAACTGGGCCAAACCGCCTCCGTAGTCGAGTTGCCAGAGATAGTCGCCAGGGTTTGTCAGCAGGCGCCTGTACACGCGCTGGTGGGTCGTGTCCGGCCCCGCGGTCAAAGCCAGGTCGCCGGTGCTGCCGACGCCGAGATCGCCGGCCCATTCCAGAAAAATATCAATCATCGGGATCAAGCCTGGTTTGACGGCGTGGATGTCGTCCCATTCCCGATCACGGTATGGGTGTGCGAGTCATAGGCCGTGCGCAGGGCTGACAGCGAGCCGTGGCTGTCGTAAACGTTGCCCTGGACGTGAAGGTCTCCATTCATTCGTATTGTTCCGTCGTTGCACAGCTTCAGGAAGCTGCCTGTCTTATGCACGAGCCAGAACTCATCCGCTGGCGGTTGGGGTGGCATTTGGCTGCTGGAGAAGGCTCGTCCAATGATAATGCCTTGCTCGATGTCGCCCTGCTGGGGAACCAGCAAAACCTGATCCCCGGGGTTCGGCGGGCAAACCATCCCCCAGCCGTTCCCAACCCACTGAGCCAGTACCGGAAGCCAACCGGACAGCACGCCTTCGGGTTGGATGTTAACACGAGCAGTTGCAGTTTGGTAGTCGACCGATGTTACCGTGCCGAATTTCACCTGACCCGCGGCATTATCCAGGCTGGACGCATGCGCCTTGAGCGCGTTCACCAGATAGTCATTCATGGACTCTGCTATGTCCTGTTGTATCCCGAAGGCAATACCGCCTTGACGGTCTGCCTGGACCCGGAGGTTGGGCTATAATAACGCTCTACACCGTCGATAAGATAGATTCCGTCCAGCGAAGATCCCGTTTCGCCTAGGACAATCCCGCTTCGCGTTACAATCTGAAGATCCCACGGCATTTCGATGACCAGTGTTGTCCGAAGCCGACTGATCTCGGTTGTATATCTGGCTGCAGACTGAGTCACCTGTGCGGACGTAAAGTTCGATGACGAAAACAGAAATGGTTGAGTTCTCGATCCAACGGACGGCAGCGCGGCAGCACTGCTGTCATAGCTGGCCATGTTCTGCGAGTTCCACGACTGTACTCTGGCGGTCGCGCTCGACGCGACCGCCAGTGAGCGTTCAAAACGCATACTCTGGACCATGCCCGGGGTGATAGGAATGAGCGCAGCCGGGACTGGCAAAGTTGGCTGAAAAAACAATTGCGTGCCTTCGACGAAGGCATCAAACAGATTTTCCCTGGCCAGCTCGACGACAAGATCCCAATCCGATCTCAAACGGGAGAACTGACCCGTAGATAGTCTCGTGTAGCCGTCTCTATAGTAGCGGCCAATAAATCCGGACGTGGGTGTTACGACCGCGCCGAGTCCGTGACGGTTCGCTATTGTCGCAACCACCTCAGAGGCGGTCTGGTTTACAAAATCGCCTTGCTGGTAGGAGTCCACCAGTGAAGCGGAAAGGTCGCGGCCTTCGATGGCCACGGTGCCCCTGATTGCGTCGATGCGGATCGAGTCGATCATGCCAGTGATCAGGTTCGTCAAAGCCGGCCCGGGAGCGCTGCCAGCATATACCTCGACACAGCCTCCTGCCATAGCCGACCATATGGCGATATCGCTCAAAGGAGGATTACCCATTGCAAACACAAGAGAAAATGAGTCCGCTGAGAAGCAATTCGTGGATGTTATTGCTGCATGCAACAGGCCAAGTGCGGCCGTTCCGTCGATTGTGACCGCAATATTGCTTTCGTAAACGGCTGCTTTAGGCATTTTATTCGGGCCCAATGCCGTCCGAGAAGACCGAAGAAAAATCGGGAATGATAATCTGCATCGGCCCCGAAATCATCGGGTCTTTCAGATTGTTGGCTCTGGCGATGTTGATCCATTGCAATGCACTGCCGAGCTCGACGGCGGCAATCTCAAACAGACTTCCGCTAATTACAGTTATAGTCTTCAAATCGTCCACCTTACACGCTCAGTCTGGAACCGATACGCCCCACATATGCGTTGGCGTTCACTGCCGCCGCCAACGCTCCCGCGGAGGCCACGGTGCTTTGCAACGCAGGCCCGTAGCCGGAGATCGCGACACCGGTCCCAAATGGCGTGGCAAGAGCGCCTGATTTCGCCGCTATCTGTTGAGAGATCGCAACCCGGGATGATTCCACCGCGGCGAGTGCCTGTGATTGGTCCGACGTTCCGGTCGTCAACGCGTTGCTGGCGGACAGCGCGGTTTGCAGCGATTCGAGTTTGATCGATGTCCCGGACAAGGCTGCAACCGCTTGCGCAAGATCGGCCGATACGAGAGCCCTAAGGGCTAAGCTCTGCAAATCCGCGGCTCCGTCCTGATGCGCGATCAGGCAGCCGATCTGATATGAGATCCACCACGGGCTATAGTAGTCAGCCGTCAAGGACTTGACCACTACCTGGTATCTGAAAGACTCCCACGTCAGCGAAACTACCTCCCCAGTCAGGCGAAGAGCATTGATCGCCCGCACCCGCGCTTGGGCCTGAGGACCCGAGAAAATACCTCGAAACTGGATATCGCCGTCATCCGGGCCGAGGCGTTCCAGAACACGGGTGCCCCCGGCAAGGGTATGGATCGCAACCCTATACCGGCCGCCAAATCGAACCGATGGCGGAACCTCGAAATCTTGCAGATTTATCCGGCCAATCTGAATTGGTGATTTCTGCATGGCTTGATCCGATCCGATGAATAAACGGTTTGTGGCGGACATTCGCGGCCCTTCGCTCAGAAAGGTGACACTCGGCTTCGGGGAACCACGGCTCGCGGGTCCACACCAGTCATGCCCGATGCCGGCTTGGAGAGGGTGCGCTGGAGATGATCGACCGTCCATCGTCCCAGGCTGGCACCGTCAAGATGGAGGGTGAAACTGCGCGGAATTTGTGAAACACCTTCGTCTTTGCTTGCCGGTTGGTCTGATCGCCTGAAACCAAATCCGTCATCCCCTTTCGGACTCTGATAAGGTTTGGCGTTGCCGTCTGAAGGTCCGTTTATCTTGTCCTGAGGCATCGACCTGGGCTGGTGCCCAGTGACAGGCGGCCGCCAAGGATCAGGCCCCGGAAACCTGCCGTTTTTGGCGGAACCGTCAAGGAATGCGGATGGAAGAGCGGTTCCGGCTTCCGGGCGGCGGAGGTAGCCCGCCGGCAGGCTTGGCCTTATTTGCCGCGGATAATACGGTTCTGGTTCTAGGGTCTCGGCGACGGCTGTGCCCCCCCCCGGGATGCCTTTGTTGTATACAGCCCGAATTGAAGCCCCATACTGCTGCGCACCTCTCATAGCGAATGGCGAACCTGGTCGCGACATTGACGCGGGGGTAACGAAGCCCTTCGGAGCCTCACTCGGGCTGAGATTGCCGCGTCGGAAGTCCGGGGATCGTAAGGTTCGGCGTCCCTGGAGCAACGCGGGGCGGTTCGAGTGCCAACGCGAAATCGGACCCGCGGAATATTCTGATGGATCGCTCTCGAAGGCGCCGAATTGCTTTGGCTGATATCTTTTTCGAAACGGCGCCAAAGGGTGCGCCGGAAACTTATGAATCCGCCGTAGCGTCAGGAACCATGCAATCCGCATGGCGCTCTTCACGAGCAACCCTTGACGGTCCAGCAGTCCAGCGGGACTGCCCTCGATTGCAGACATGAAATTTAACCGGGCGCTTCAGCGCAGAGCGGACCAAGAAAAGGCTGACCAATCAAAGGAATGTCCATCAAGGGTACCCAATGCAATGATGTAGGCGGTCCGTTCAATCGCAGAAAGCGAAAAAGCGACATCGAACGGCACCCCGTTTCGAACAAGGTATAGACAGTCGATCAAGACGGGGTGCCGAGCGAGTTTCCCACCTGTTCCTTTGCGTCGAGCTCGCCCGTAGTATCGTTCACCACCCTGGCGATCGCCGCCAGACCGTCGTCGCCAAGCCGGTCGATCAGGCTTTCGATCTGCGATTCGGTCGCCGGCGGCGGTACCGGGATGCCGTCGATCTCCAACACGGAGAACGCCAAGCCAGCCATGGAGAGCCAGGGACCATTTTGGGCAAGAACCGCCCCCGCGGCCTTGAACAGCCGCAGCGTGTCCAGAGCCGTAAGGCGCCGCAGCGTCAGCTTCCTTCCATTTTTGTCTATGGCCGACAAAGTCTCAAGAGAGATTTCGACAATATCCTTTGAGGGGGTCATTAAATGCGCTTCTTCCGGGTCGCGAAGAATTCGAGCTTCTGCTTGACGCTCGCGTCGCCCTTCCAGACGCCGGCACTGACCAGTTTGAACACCACGCCATCGAACTGATAGGTCGAAACCGAGCCGTCGGTCTCCGTCACGTATTGGTAGATTGTGCCGGACTGGTTCCCCGCACCATTGTAGAATCCTTGTTCAATCGAGGAAATGAAGTCGTCGAGGGCCGAAGTGCCTCTCTCGACCTCGAAGCTGCCTTCCCACCCTTTTGGCAGTTCAGCACCGAGCTGGCGCCCGTCGAGCCGGTTCACCCGTATCGGAGCGGTCAACTGCCGGCTTTCGAAGCCTGTTACGTGGCTGATATCGACGCGCCCGCTCGGTCCCATCACGACCAGTTGGGTGTCGCGGCCAATTGAAAAAGTTGTCAGACCCACTGCATGAGCTCCTAATTAACCTGACCCGTGGGCAATGTCTGGCGGGCCACCTGAACCGTCTGGCCGCCTTCGACGTTGACGATGAACCGCTCGTTGATCGCCTGATACTGAATCTGGGCGTCGGACTGGACATATCCGAGACCGGTTCGCGAGGACGGATTGTTCGATGTGTCGCATATGACACTGAACGGAACCGAGCCGTTCGTGCTGCCGAGCAAGCCCTGCGACAGCATATTATTCAAAAACGACAACTGAGTTGATCGGATCCTCGCGAACAGATTGCTGTTGATGACCTGGCCCACATACTGGCCCATTCCGGCGGCGAGCGTCTCGGCGATATAGTTTGTTAGGCGCGTGTAGTCATCGCCATCGATCGCCGGATTGGACGATGTATTGTGGCCGCCGCGAACTCCCCAATAAGATCCCCCCGGCTGCGGGTTGCAAATCACGTCGATCCCTGCCGCGAGCAATGCGCCAAGATCAGCGGATGAATAGGCCGTGTTCTGGCCGGAGCCTGGCGTGCCCGAGCGCTGGCTGCCAACGATGCCGTAGATCTGTTTGTTCAGGCTGGACTGCTCAGGTGACAGGTTCGCCAAACGACCTGCCGCGAAGCCTTGGGGCGAAACCAGCCGGACCGTCAAGTTCACCTGGTCCGACCACCACAACCAGTCGCCGAACATAAGTTTCGCTGAATAGGCGTCCAACCCCGCCTGTGCCTTTGTGGCGATGGCGTTCGTGATGGTGTCGCCCGCGGGCGTGGTGAGGATCATGTAAATCCCCTCCTGCAGACCGAAGCCCGCCTGCGTGCTCCAGGTTGTCGCGTTGTCGCAGTCAGCCAACAAGGCAAGTCCGCACCCTTGTCCGCGCAACGCATACATTCCGGTGCGGGAGGACAGGTCGGCGCCGATAAGCTGCGCGCTCCCAACCAGCGTTGCACCGTCGCTTCCGGCGCTTGTCGATCCCAGCGTCAGTGAAAACGCGGCAGGCGACGCTGTCGTGCCGCCCGCGCTGGCGATGACCAGCAAGGAGGGCCCCCGTTGCGGTCCCTGACCCGTGTTAACCGCTGCCGCGAGACCGTTCCAGAAGGTTGCGCCGTTCCCGGTAAGGCCGTCGTAAATCTCGGGCTCGAAGCCCGGGAGCAGCACCGACAGTTTCCAGGTATTGGGCTGCGAACCGGTCCCGAGCGTGATGGTGATGTTATTGCCGAGAGAACCGGTGTACATCGCGGTGAAGCTAGCATTGCAGCCGGGAACCACCGAGTATGCTGCGGTATCGGTGCCATCGGTGACGCGAACGCATCGGAAGTTTTGTGCGCCCTGCTGAACCGCGGTCGCGACCTGCGTGCCCATATCGTATTTTCTGGGCATGACCGGTCCGAATGACTGAGCATAATCGGCCATGGTTGCAACAATCGTGGGTTGGTCCACCGGTCCCCACGCTCCAGTGCCGACGATGCCCACAATGTTCGTCGGGACGCCGTTCAGAATCAGGTTCTGAGGCGGTACGATCTGGACATAGAGATCGGGGACGATGAGCGATGTCGTGTTGACGGTGCCTTGCTGGCTGATCGGCACGGTCTTAACCTTTCAACGAAACGGGTGAAGCCACCCGGTTAACTGACCTTTTGTGATCGGATGCGAGGATTTCATTAATCTTCGATGCATCGGCGATCACGTCGCCCCGAACAAAGCCAAGAAACGGCTTCGTCACGACAAGATGGAGACTCATGAGAAGTACCTAACCGTATTTTATGTTGCCATTGATCGAGGCCGCGCCGAAGATCATTGAAGGCTGTTCTCGGGTGGTCACGGTGGGATATTCGGTGACATAGACCAAATCCCGCCTGTAGAGCAGCGCGTTTTGGGCTTGGTCGAAAATTGCTGTATTCTTATAGGTGATTCGCGCACTCGTGCTGTCCGCAAGCGTCAAGAAAGCCACTTGATTGAGGGCTGCGTCAATTGCAGCCGCCACCGCATCCCGGACCGAAGGGCCTGGACACCAACAGGCGACCCGAACGTCTTTTTCCTGGCGGCGGGTCTCAACTGAACTGGGACAGTCGCAAACGGCCCGAGCGATTATAGAGCCGGCACCGGGGAGTGTTATGGTCAAACCCTGTAGGGAAACAATGCGATCCGTCTGGATAACAGCCGCAAGACTGGCTGCGATCAATTCGACAGCATCCCCGCTTTGGACGCGATAGACATATGCCGCGCCGTCGATCAAAGCCCCGACAATGTCTCCTAACACCGGTGTGCCGCCTATGGTGACTGTAGCGCCAGTTGCGGTCGCGGTTGTGCCCGGTTTAACCGGAGTATATTGCCACTCCGGCAGATACCGGGTCGTCGTTCGGCCAGGTTCGTTCTCCGGCGCAATCGTCACATTGACGATTCCGGCGCTGAGATCGGCATTCAAAGTAGCCGCGTTGGGCCAACCACGATACACCCTGCATAAGATGCCCACCACGCTCGATTGAGCAGATCCCTTAGGATAGAGACTCGCCGTCACGCTCTCGGTAATCGCCTGTTCGACGTCAGATATATCGGCCATCAGGTGGTCGCCATTTTTGCAGTAATCCGCCACCCCAGATGAGTCAATTCCGATCCGGCGATTATTGCGCTGCGGCCGATATCGTCGGTAACCATATCGCCCGGGGTCAACAGCACGCCAGGGGGCGCCGGAACGAAGATGTTCCAGAACGGGACGCCCTGATCGGTTGGGAGATTCGCCGCCGTCATGGCAAACCGCTCCTCACCCATCACGCTTGCGGGCCAGGCATTCATTAATACGGAAGACTTGTTTGCCGTAAACCCACCGTACGGATTGGTACCCGTTGCGGTCTGAACCGTGGGCCGGGAAACCGAAATCGTCCGATTGGCCATGACGCATAGCACAGGCAGTAGCGGTTCCTGGGACGCAATAAAGAATGTCGAGCTTCCGCAGACAAGGTAGTCGCCGACTCGCGTGTAGCTGGCATCGAAAATGCCATGCCAAAGCGGCTGGCCATAGACGTTCGTTGTCTTCGTGGATTCGGTGACCGGAACGAATACCGCCGGCAGGCGCAAAAACCGGTTCTCTTTCTTGAGCGGGTCGAACGGGCCAGCAGGACGAAATGCGTTGGCCGTCTGTCCTGTATGGCGAGCCGATTTTCCTAAGCCAAAGTAGAGGCGGTCCTGGAGCTTGCGGCTATCCATCGCTCAGACAATCAAAGCAGGGGCGTTACCCGAGAGGGCCGGCCCCGGGGGAACACCAAGAAAACCGCACAGGCGACGGCGCCACTCATCGAGTAGGCGAATCCTGTCGGTCACCTCGGCCTTGTTCCGTGTCCACATGGACGCTTCATCGGTATCAAGGTTCGCTGCCGACTCGGGAACCGCCAGCTCGAGACCCAGCAAGGTCCCCAAGTAACGCCGCGCTACCGCAATTTCCGATGCAGACAAGTTAGTCAGGCGAAACTCCAGCATTCCGTAGACCTGGAAAAAACGCCATGCCTCCATGCCCGATGGGGCCGCGCCGTAGGCCGGATACCCGCAGAAGCGGCGGATGTCGACCTTTTCGGCATCTGACAGCGGGTTCACAGGGTTGACCCGTCACCGCGGCTGAACAGGATGGTGCCGGATCCGGAGGGCGTAATTGCCGCGGCGTTCTTGATGAGATTGTTGACGGACAGGATCACCCGGCTGCTCGCCAGGACGGGCATGTCCGTCGTGCTGGCGACAACCGTAGCGTCCGAGCCGAATCTGACGTACGCCAGAACGCTCGCTGTGTTCGTTACCACGACAGTATCACCGCCGCCTGACAGCGTGACGTTCGCTGAGGCGCTGCTCGCCGCCAGGCTTACAGTGCCTGTAGGGCGAAACGGGCTGACCGAGCCGTTCGGCATGGCGAAAGAGCCTCCGCTTCGTTACTAGCCGATATGTTCCACGATGACGGCGCGCTTGTAGGCGGCGTTCGTCGCGGTCGGGACGGTGGTGGAGTTCGTCGTGGTGTCCGAAGGCGCGCAGAATCCGCCGATCCAATACCACGACTGTGCGATGATCTGTTGTAGGCGATCGATCGCCTCGCGCGTCACCATGGCAATGCCATCAACCATCGAAATGATGGAATCTGCCGGCGCGACATCACTGCTTGCGATGCCGGCGAAATCGCCTTCGATCAAGGCGCCTTGGCCGCAGATCACCGGCCGGCGAACCATCAGTCCGCTGAGGGACGGATGCGTCTGAACAAAGGCTTCGGTCGTCGGAATGAAGCGCAGGCCCAGGAAGTCGTTCGTCATGCCGTTCTTGAAGACCTGATTGGCCGATGTTGCTCCCTGGAAGAGCTGCTTGAAGTCTGGGTCCGCGAAAAGCTGGCGGGCAGAGACCGGGTCGAGATAGCAGTTATATGCGCCATTGATCTCGGGAACCGCGTTCAGCCGCAATTTGGCCACCGCGTCCAGAAGGCACGACATCGCGAGCGTATCAGATGCCAGAATCTGCGATGTATTGCCGCGCTGCGAGGGACGAACGATGGAAGATCCGGTTGAAGCGGTGACGGTGTTGCCCGCCGTGCCATCGGCTACGGTCACATTGCCCGAGAACGTCAGCGTCCCGGAAATACCGTTCGGCGCGGTCGAGACGTTGGTGGCATCCGCGGCGGCTCCGATCAGCGTGTAGACGTTGGCACCGACTGTCACGCTCATGGTGTTGGTGCTGCTGACGGCCTGCTGCACGCCGTTGACAAAGACGTTCTGAAAGCCCCGGACGTCGTCCACCGAGATCGTCGCCGCGGCAGCCGAAAGTGTGACCCGAACGCGGGTATTGCCGCCCAGGTAGGCCCCAAACAGCACGTTTCGGCCGAGTTCGTCGAGGGTGCGGGCCGCCTGTTCGCCGTTCACGTAGGCATTTTGCAGAAACTGCGAGGCAATGCCGACCCGCTCCGTGACGACGTTGAGATCGGTCGTCGCCGCATAGAGGTTGATCGAGATCGTATATTGCTCGACGCCCCAGGTGGTGGGCGTCAGGCCGTTATCGAAGTTGGTGTTCGTAGACGGAACCAACGGGGTCGTAACGGTCGGCTTCAGACCGGCGCGGGTTTTGGTCAACGTTTCACCGATGCCCACCGCGACACTGACGCGATCGGCGCAGGCCCGATAGCCGAGCTTCGACCGCAGCGCCTGTTGAAACTCACGCTCAAGAAAGCCCTGCTGGATGATCGGCTGCAGCGAGGTCGGAAAATTTTGGATACCCATCAATGGTCCTATGAATGTCGGTTTGCGCCGTCAGGCGAGACGGACGATTAAAAACGATGTCTTGTCAGCGCCGCGCGGGCGGCGGCGTATTCTTCGTCACTCATCTCCAGCGCAGTTTTCTGCCGGACCGGTTGCGACGCCGGGGCGACAGCCGCACTCGATGAAGACGTGGCCCCAAACAGCCATGGTTTCTCCCGGCGAAGGCCGTCCATGACCTTGCGGCCATCGACGATCTTGTCATTCGCGTCGAGCGTGATAGCGGAGAGATCGACAAGTTTCAGTCCATCAAGGTCGATCATGCCCGCTCTGACGGCTTCCGTCCGCAAGTTGGCAGCTACCAGGCGAGATTCGTAGTCAGCACGAAGCTTTTTGAGTTGGTCTTCAGCAGGCTGGATTTGCTGCTGGTATTCTGCGGTTTTGTCTTCGTTATTCAGTGGGTCATCCATTTCCAACTCGCGGTGTCCTTAAACATCCTCGGCATCGGGGTCATCCGGGAAGTACTCGATGTCGTAATAAGCAGCTATTGCGCGCGCAGCGGTTTCACGGCTGATACATCCGGCAGCGACCAGCGACGTCAGCGACTGCACATCCTTCTGACGATCCTCGGCGGTGGTCGGATACCAGCGCGGCCATTTGAGGCTGAGCGAAGCGGCCGGGTCCAACGGACCGACCTCCTGGCCCAGCACAACGAGAGAGTAAGCCTGCGAAGCCCGGACAATCATCCGCGCAAGTTGCAGCAGGCCAGCTTCGCCGTAGCTGGTTCGCATATTGTCGGCGAGCCAGATCAGGCCCTGGTTGAGAAGTTCCAGCGCGCGCCCCGACTGGGCGGAGGTTATCCGCTCGGGGCTGGCCCGGTTCCCGTGGATGCTCTCCAGCGCCAACTCGCGCAAGGTCCGGACATATTCTATGACGGCGCCAGATGCCGTGCCACCGATCTCGAGAAGGCGGGCGTCACCCTTCTCCGAAACGACCAGGGCGTTGCCGGCCCCCTTCACCATATCGCCATCGGAAAGGGCGGGATCTTTCAGCAGAAGGGTCGGATCGCTGCTATACTTTAGTCCGCGCCCCACCTGGCTGAGCTGATAGTCGATCTCAACCTGGGTATGCATGGCAGCCGTAAATGTGCAGGCGCCATCGCAGGGATCTCCCGTTACTGAAAGACCCGGCAGGTTCTTGATCCAGATAATCGGCACGGTGCCGAGCCGATGTGAAACCGTCCGAGCGGTATCCACCAAAGCCGGTGACAATGCGCTGACGGGCACCGGTTCGAACCACGTTTCGCCGCTTGAATCCCAACTTCGCGCGAACCAGTACTGGGCGCCCGGGTCGTCGATTTCATAACCGTTGGCAATCAGGTCGGCGCCGGAAACCTTGTATCGTTCATCGACACGGGCAAGCGTGTCAGGTGCCTGCGGATCCCATGTCGGCGTCAGATACATCGTGTCCAGCACATCGACAAATATCCGCCCCTGCAGCACCCGCAGGAGTAACGCAACAGACCCGACCGAGCCCTTCATGGCCGCCTCGGTCATCGTGAAATTGAGGTGGGTTTCCTTGATGATGCCGGCAAAGGCATCGCGGATTACAGCATCGCTGCTGTCGATCGTCGGAAAGTGCCCCTCGCTGAAAAGCAACGAAACACTGTCTTCGACCACGATCCGGCACAGCGGATACCTGACGCTCGGACGGCGTTTCCGAAGCGGGATGTATTCGCCGCCCGGTCCCCGTTCCTCATGAAAGTGATACGGCAATACGTCGTAGATCGTGCCGTCCAGCACGCGGTTGAGTAGATCGAGCCGGCGGACGCGGTCCGGGTAGTCGGGATCGCGAGGAACCAATTCGCAAAGAGTATCAAACACCTATTTTCCAATACTGGCATCGCGTTACATTCAGCGATTGAAAATAGAGATGGCCAGCGGGCCAGTTGCCCGCGGCCGATCGGCTAATGTCGTAAAGGCCCGGACGAGCGCGTCGACCTGGTCGTCTTTGTGTCCATACGGGAAATCTCGCATCTCGTCGATCAGCGCCGGGTTCCACGCACCCCTCGCAATCGAGACGTTACCTGCCTCCACTTGGGAGGCGAGGGGCATGGCCCGAGTGGCCTTTGCACCGGTCTCTCGTGCCGAAATGACGTGGAATCCGGCAAGCTGGCGTGTCAGATAGGCCATTTGACTTTTGCCCGCCTGGCCGGGGTCTTCCGGGATCGCCACGATGACCTTGGCTCCGTCCTTATGTGCACTGTTTACGACAAGTTCTTCCACCTGATGCGGCGTTCCGCGTATGCGAAGAACATCAAGCACCACGTAGCGGCCATCTGAGCTTCGCAGCAGCTTGACGCCAACCGTCCAGTCCGGGTCGTTCTGCGGCGGCCCCGGTTTTCTGGACAGTCGGATAAGCTAAAGGCTGACCGGTCCAACGAGGCATGAGCCGTGGGTGTGAAGAGAAAGCAGCACAGCGCCGACT